GGTGAGGATATACCTTTCAATAACCAAAATTTAAAAGATATGATGGAGGATTCTTATTGGTTAAAAGCAGTTTCTAGTTCATATACTGCATCTCTTATAGATGAAAAAGTAAAAAACTAAAAGAGGCAGTTCTTTATTGGTTAGGTTCTGGCAAAGAAATTATTGACCAAACACAAGATGATGCAAAAGCATTTGGCCTAGAACTGCCGCAAGAAAAGAAAAAAGAGGATGATTTTGAAGTATTAGAAGATAACTGGGATGCATTGATGATTTTCTGTAATATGCAGACACAATGGAGTACTTCTTTTGGTGGTTTAGTAGGATTAAAGTATGAGATACTTCTTATGCAAGGAGGTCTGTTTGACCTTTACAATATTACAGAAAGGTCTAAAATCTTAGAAGAGATCCAAATTATGGAAGCTACTGCCTTGAAAGAATTAAATAAGGAAAGTAAATAATATGGCTGAGTCAGTAACAGTAGTTGGTATAAAATTTCAAGCTGGTGGTGACGCACAAGTAGCTAAAGCTTTTAAAAGATTAGGTAGAGAGGCTGGTGTATTAAAAAAGAATTTTGGAGCATTAAGTGATAAATCTCTTAGGAAAGTTAAGCAACAGCTTTTAGGGGTTAATAAAGCAACTGGAACTAGTATTAATAGTATGCAAGCGCAAAAAACTGCTTTGCAGGGTTTGCGTAATATGGCAGACATAACTGGTAATGAATTTAAACAATTAACAAAAGATATTGCACTATTAGATCAAAAGATGAAACAAGCCTCTGCTGGTGGGGGCGCTGGTGGATTGAAAGGTAGATTAAAAGGTTTAGCAAAAGGTGCTGGCGCTATAGCTGCTGGTGGTATCTTTGGAGGCCCAGAAGGTGCAGTTGGTGGCGCAATTGGTCTAAAGGTTGGCGGCCCTGCTGGTGCTGCTGTCGGTGCTGCAATTGGCGCACAAGTTGGAATGGTTAGACAGCAAATATCTGAACTAGCACAATATTCTGCTGCTTTAGGTCTACAAAGAAAAGCATTGAGATTAGTTATAAACGATACTGGTAAATTTAATAAAGCGCAAAAATTTCTACTTACAACATCAAGAGAATTAGCAATACCACAGGATGTAATAACAAGACAATTTACCTCGTTAACTGCATCAGTTGTTGGTGCTGGAAAATCAGTTTCTGATGCAGAGGAAGTATTTGCTGCGATTGCTGCTGGTATTAGAGGTACTGGTGGAAACTTAGAAGACATGAAAGCGGCTATGCGAGCGACTAGTCAGGTCTTCTCAAAAGGCAAGGTGTCAGCCGAAGAATTGAGACAACAACTCGGTGAAAGACTGCCAGGTGCTTTTACTTTATTTGCTGAATCTATGGATAAAACACCAGCAGAATTAGATAAAGCATTAGAGCAAGGTAAGGTCACGCTTGATGACTTTATGAAGTTTGCAAAGAAACTATTTTCAACTTATGGAGAAAATGCAAAAATTCTTGCAAAAGGCCCAGAAGCTGCTGGAGATAGGCTTACAACAGCTATGTCTGAGCTTAAAGATAATATTGGTAAACTTCTTTTGCCAATAGGTGCTGGATTTCAAGAAACATTTTCTTCAATTGTTGAAGATATAAATAAAGCTATAAGTGCTTTTAAAGAATTTATGGGTATTGGAACAGAAAATCAAAGAGTAAAACTTGAAGAGGCTTTTAGAAAATCAAATGAAAAAATAGTAAAAATGATAAGACAAGGTAAAGATAAAGGCGATAAAGAATTTAGAAGGGCATTATTGCAAAGAAGTACTGCACTTTCT